CCATAGTGTCCTCCGACTTTAAAGTAAGTCGCCATTACAAACAAACTATTTTAATTGTAAAAAGGATTATTTTCATATCCTTCCCAGCAAGTCTTAATGTATGCAATCTCTTCTGGTTTAATATAAATATATCCAGTCTTCTCCTGTTCATTCATAATAAAATCAAAAAGTTCTTTTCGCGCTTCTAGTGTGAACCTTCCACTGGCAGTCCCTTCGCTCACAAGTTCTCTTTGTCTATCATTTGTGCAAAGATTCCTTTTGTTTACATCTTCACTAAGAGCAAAGAAAAATTTACGAACGCGGATTTGAGATTCGTTACATCTGTAACGAATCTCATCTTCTTTTGTGCAAAGCGGGCAAATCCAACATCCGTCTCTTGCTTGTTTATGCAAGTATCTTTCTTTTAACTCGTCAACAGTCCTCCCCCACTCGAACGTATGCAAGTCTTCTAAGTAGGACCATAACTCATTAGTCTTAACATTTGCAACAGGGAAAAACAGCTCTATGTTCAATTGTTTCCTGAAACGCGTTAGTCTATAAGGCGCTCCTTCTTTTTCGAGTCGCTTCAATCTGCCTGTGCTCTCTTCTTTTCTTGTTCCTTTAACGTCAATAACGCCTTTTGCAGTGGAATCCTTAGCAACTTGTACTATTCTTCTTCGCCACGGGTCTAATTTTAAATACGATGTACAAAACCTCAATCGACATGACGGGGCTGGATAACCGCGACCACAAACCAATTCCCAAAAAGAATCTCCTTGTCGAGGATAGTTGTAAAATGTAGTAATTCCAATTCTTGCCATAGACTTTAATTGCGTATCTAATCCGTCTAAACTTCCATCGGCTTCTAAGCCTGTTTTGTTATACATTACAAAAACAGGATTCTTCCAATTATATTTCTTCGCAACCTCGCAAATAAGTTGCAGAACCAATGTAGAATCCTTGCCTCCACTGTATCCAACAGTCCATGGTCTATTATCGGTTGAATACAGCTTGTCAATTAAGTCCCTTGCTTCATCAATATTACTCTTCATCTTCCTTATCCTTCGATTCTTTTTTAAGTTTTGACGTGTCAAAGATAAGACCAAGAGATTCGCGCAACTCGCGTTCTTTTGCCGCTTGCATTGTTATTTCTTCCCAGTCGTATCCTGCTTTACCGCATTCTATCATCAAATTCGTTGTTCCGCTAAGGAGTCGGATAGCTTGCGCCTCTGCTTCTTTGACAGGGTCAACGTGTTCGAAACCGTCAAAGTACCACTGACAATGCGGATAAGGCTCGTCTTCGGCGCGTCTGTAACCAGCGACTATCGACCACTCGTCAAACCAGGCGCGGAATATTGGCATAAGGACCGACGCTTTGCACAAAGCCTGGTCTAGCCGAATGTTCTTTTGGTATTCCTGATGGTCAAGTCGTCCGGACGCATAATTATGTTTAGCGCTGTCGCCTGCAAGAATATTAAACGGAATCTGTAAGGCGCGTCCGATTTCACCAAGTAACTCGCGCTTAAAATCAGGATATGTCGTTGTCGGTTGCTCTGCTTTAATTTGAGCGGGTTTCCATCCTTCCGGAAGAACGAGCGACATTCCACGTCTAAACGGAACCTCAGCAAACATCTCTTGTGATTCCGTACTCCCACGCTCCTTACTAGGCGAGTAGGAATTGTTGAAAGTATCTTCTATAATGTCGGTATGGAAGACCATTGCCAAATCAGCGGCGGTTTCAGCGGCTGTAACAACGGATTCGGTATATCGACGGAGAAGAGCGAAGAGATTGAGTGCAGGGGCAAGTTCGGAACTACCACGCTTTTGTTCGGAAGAGACGCGACGGAACCAGTGGACTATTTGATTAGCGGGATACTCAGTGAACTTATCCTCGCCAGGTTCCTCAGCGCCTGGGTGTAAGTTGCGAACGTTGTAGGAAATAGGATTCCCCCATTCATCTATCTTTATCCCGTCAATGTCATACGGGTCAGGATTCATAGAATCCTTAGACATTACACGTTCACAGTCAATGGGAAATAGGTCTAGCTTGACCTCGCTTATCAAGTTCTGGTTAGTGTATAAGACTCCAAACGCCTCGCCGTCTTGGAAACGTGAGAAGCGCATAGCGCGTAATTTCTCAGCAAGGCGGATTTCCTGTTGCCAATAGTCAAACGCACGTTCACAAGTGCGTGCAAAATCAGGTTTATAGCCAGATTCCTCAGTCTCGATAATTTGCAAGCGAACGCCGGAACCTACAACAGCGTTTGCTATTGTTGTTCCAGCGCCAAACGCGTAACAGTTATTTGCAACTTCATATCTTGCTCTATCTCTAAGCGTCGCACGAACGTCAGGAGAAAGCGAGGCGTCGATATTCTTAGAATCGGCGTTTATCCAGTGGTTAGCAAGGTTATGCGGGTCCCTAGTTGCGTCCCAGCTTACCGCTTGGATTGTAATGGGACGCACTTTTAGGTACCGTCCAGGAACCTGAGCAACACGCTGACCTCTTCTTCTTTTAGTCGTATTAGAAGCCATCATTGACCTCCGCCCTGGTTGGAAATCTGATAGAATCCAAGTCTAGAAAGTGCAGAACCGCGTTTAGAACCAGCAGTTTTCTTCAAGACTTCAAGTTGTTTCACAGGGTCGTGTTGTTCTACTTCCCCAGAGTCAGTACGCACCCTTTTAGGAGCAAGAGCTAACTCTTCTAGTTGTTCTAACGCAGTTTTATCTTCATCTGCCATATCTTACTCCTTAGTCTTTGCAAATTTCTTAATTTTATCGAATGAAACAGCGCGTTTCCCACGCGTAAGGTTGATACTATGACCTTCTGGTAATTTAGCGCCAGAAATACTCGCCGCAACAGCGGAACCTACAAAACAGTCAAACCAGTGGTTATCAGGTTCGTTAGGACGCAACTTCCACTCGTCAACTCTCCGCCCTCTTGCTTCTACTTGCAAACAATATTCAGAAGATAGGTGAGTTACAAGTAGTTTATGCGTTTGCGGAGCTCCGTTAATAACAAGCCTGCCAGTATCACCCGCCTTTGTCATTAGTCTTGAAAGAACGAACGTTTTCCAATAGTTTGTATCAATTAAGACACGCTTAACAGGACGTCCGTTTGTGTCTTTCGGTATACGCCAGTGAACGCCGGCCTTATCGCCGGAAGCAATTCTAATTTCACTATAAGGTCTAGACGTGGCGCCAAGGTATTGTCCAAATGACGGGGATAGGTGTTGTTTGTAGGGGGATTCGTTTATATACTGATATATCGTATCAGTCTGCGGTCCCCAGCTTGCGTCTATCATAACACGGCGAATATAAATGTCCGTACCGTCTTCGCGCAGATACTGGGTACCGAACAACGTGTCCATTACTTCCTGCAATCCCTTATAAATTGCAGTTTCTAAGACGCTTTCACCACTGACAGTCATCAATGTTGGCGACGCGTCTGCAAGTTGAAAGAATGTTCTTCTTTGCTTAGGAAATACGTCGTAATCTACAACGACTCCTTCAAAATCGCTTGTCCACGCACACAAGGACCAGTATAAAAGGTTCTTATGAACGTCGACAAAACCGGTTAGGAACTCGTATTTGTCTGGAATATGCCCTCTATCGAACCCACTAACGCAGTCGTAAATTGACGTAGGTTCAAAATAATCGCCGCCATCGTCGTCCCTCGTCGGCATATTCTGGTATTCACTAAGATACGCCGCATAATCACGCATTTTCAAATTCATCGCGTGTTGAATAGCGGAGATTTCATCGTCGTTATATCGCTCTTTCCACGACGGAACAGCGCCCTTGTCCATCGCCTTCTGGTTCTCTTTGTAGAACGCAGTAGCTTGCGAACCGTCTCCGTCATTTTGAAGTTCTGTATCACGTATTTGACGGTATTCGTCCCAAAGAGCTTGATTTTCCGGTTCCTTTTCTAGAAGCTGGTAACGCTCGCCACGGAACTCGGGGTTGCGGTTCTTATCAAGTAGTCTTTGCGCTAAGTCGTCTTCTGCAATAACTGTACAAGCGATGAGGAGCGCTAATTTCTTACCAGGTCCAGCCATACCAAGAATGTCGCTCTTGATAATTCGTTCTCGAGTATCACATTGCGACGGGGACTGGGCAGACTCCCGAGTTTGTGGGTCGTCAATAAACGCCAACGACGGACGCACTCGTCGTCCGTCCGGTCTAGTATGAGACAAACCGCGAATATCAGCGCCATTCATACCAGCTGTTGTAAGACATACACCAGACGATGGGGAACCTTTGATAGTAGGGAAGACAAGCATATCTGCCTTCCAATTTATCCTAGTCGGTTCCCCGTCATAAGTCTGACCACGTTGACGTTGCGCTATTCGTTCAAGTTTTCGTACCGGATGGCATATCTCAGGAAAGTCTTCAAAGAGTAAGTCGTTAGTCTCTATCCAAATCTTTATATCTTCAAGTAAACTCTTCGCACGGTCGGAATTAGAAGCGATAAGTACGACAAACTCTGTCTTGCCATAGAACGCCGCCCAAATACAAGCGATAAGAAGAAGCGTCGTCTTTCCGGACGCCCTAGGCATTGCAAGTGTAAAAATCTCACCGTTATTGACAACACGTTCTATCTTCTGGATGACTTGCAGGTGGATGTCGGACCAGCCGAGAAAGAACACGTCAGGAAAGTACGCTTCACAGAAATATTTAAACGATTTCTCTGCTTTTTTACGTCTCTTCTTATCAACAATAGCTGGAATAGGCGCAATTTCCTGTGTAGCGGCAGTAATCTCACGATTCCTGCGCCTAACTTGTTCTCGCCTTCTTTCTTCGCTATCTATCATAGCGACTTTGCTATTCTTCATATCTTTTCATCAATAAGTAAAACGCAACGGCGGCGCAAACTGGAACTTGTGCGTTACCTAGCGCCTTAGTTCTGTCCATCCGATTGGGAAGTTCATTAACCACTCGACGAACTCTGGGTTCATCCTGCCACCATCCGCACTCCTTTTCGACTTCTCGACAAGTTCTACCTGCGAGCACAGGTTCGGATTGTCCCGTCTTAGCTGTGCTTCCGTCAACCTTCCTTGTCCGTCCCACGCCGTTGGCGTGTGGTAGAAACCTCTTTTCTCGCGGGCGAGGATTTTCTTTGCGCCTACTTGAGTATACCCATGTTCCGTCATCCAGTTCCATAAATCGTTTAAAGATTTTTGCTGACACTGTTTGGGGAAGTAGATTTTCATCCCGAGACTGTTCTTGCTTTTTACAAAGGCACCACCACCGATTACGCTTATGGCTCGCTCCAACGGCTCCCGCTGATAAAGAACTCCATTCCGCATTGTACCCGAGGATGGCAATCTCTTCGAGGACTTTGTCGAGTCCTCTTGACACGATAATTGGGGAGTTTTCGAGGAAGATGTATTCTGGTCTAATAATCCCACATATTCTAATAAGCTCGTAGAAGAGACTGGACTGACTTCCTTCAATCCCTTCACCTTTGCCGGCAATAGAAATATCCTGGCAAGGGAAGCCTCCGCATACGAGGTCAACAGGTTCTTTGAGTTCTGTTCCATCGAAAGTTCTTACATCTTCAAATATTGGAAAAGGTTCAAGGAATCCTTCTTCTTGGCGCTGTTTCAACACATCTCGACAATACGAATCTATTTCAACAGCGCCGACGATTCTATGCCCAAGTATTTTGTCGGCTAGTATTCCGCCCCCTATTCCGGCAAATAAATGCAATGAGTTCATTGTATTTTAAAAACACAGGAGTTGATTGACGGTGAGTCGTTGCAAGCCTTAGTCCTTGCACTATCAAGATACCAATCTGTGCTGTTTGTTAAACTAATGTTTTTAACAGAGTCTGCCGAAAAATAAGTACGAGGAATTTCATCCGTAACAACAAAATTAATTCCATCAAAAACTCGAAAGATATGATTTTTCGAACTCGTCAAAACTACTTGATTGCTTTCGTTTAACACACATATATGCCAATTTAAACCACTATCAGTAGACCAGTCTATCACAATGTTTTTTTCATTTGCTTTAACAATTGAAAAAACAGCTACATCTTCGCTAATAGAGGATGTTATACTCTGGACGTTTGCACTGTACTCACAAATACGAATATTATCAGAAAAAGACGTATTGATAATACTACCAATTGCCGGAACAGCTAAATAAGAACGATTCTCCGCAGTAAAAGTCGCGCCGTCTATGTACGCCGCTTCCTTAACCGATAAGAACCGGTCCTCGCCTGTAAAAGAGATTGTATCAGTAGACTTAAAATCGCAATAGTCTACTGTTGTATCCTCAGTAATCGTCTGACCGCCAACAACCCAAGAACCTTCGTAAGCGCCAATAGCTCCGTTGACTTTTCTCGTGTGTCCTAATACGTCCACTTCTCCTTCTAAAGTTTCGGCTCCAGTAAGATACGGGCTAGTCGGTTTTAACCGAAAATCCCAACTTTGCCAGAGAGTGTTTGTCCAGCTTGCAAGGTCGATTGTGTCAGGGCACGGGGCGACGAATCCGCAGGTCGACGGCGTAACGGAAACTGCGCTCGAGACGTTGTAGACGCCTTGAACGAGCGAGTCGGCAACGACGATCTGCCCGTCCGTCCCCGCGCTGAGCGCGCGCTGCGTGTCTCCGACGATAGTACACCGGTTAATCGCGACGCTCGAACCGCTATCGGCGCGGACGCTCGCCGACGAGACTTGCGCCGTTTCCGTGCAGCAGCCCGTAATCAGACAGTCGTTCAGAACGACCGAGACCGAGCCCGAATAAGCGTAGAGCGCCGAGCCGTAGGATTTGCAGAAACACCCGTGAATCCGGCACGCGTCGAGCGTAACAGCGCCAGCGCCCGACGAAATGTACAAGCCGCCGGAAAAGGAGCTGTCCGAGTATCCGTTAATCAGGTCGACCTTCCGAAGCTGGAGATCGGCGGACGCCCAAAGGCAACGCGACGTAAACTGCCCGTCGAGAACGATCCGCTTGTCCCGAGCGTCGAGAACGACGTCTTTCGTGGGCGCTAAGCGCGACGACAAGCTGATTACAATCTCGTCGCTCCCGTCGAAATAGCCGTCGGCGTAAGTAACGACGTCGCCCGACGACGCGGCGACGAGCGCGGCTCGGAGCGACCCGTCCCCGCTGTCCGCGTTGTTCGTAAAATACACGGTCGCCATGAGCTACGCCTCCTGTTGGTTCGTCCGAATCAGCTTGACGTCGACGTTGAGCGCAAGGGTCTCGCCCGGCTGCAGCTCCGCCGCCGGGACGAGCAGCGCGGTCGAAAAAGCGCCGACGTCCGCGCCGAGGCATTGTAGAACCGATTTCGCCGCGTTCATCGCCGCGTCTTTTTGCGAAGCAACAATCGGGACGCGCTCGCCCTCGACTTCCCTCGACGCGGTCAGAACCAAGACGACGACGTCCTGTTGGGAGTCGACGGAACTAACAATAGAGTTATATTTTTTAACTGTTTTAGCCATTCCTATATCTTCCTTCCCCCCTTAGCGTTAGTCAAATCGTGAAACGCTTCGGCTTTTAAATCACTGTAATAACTATGAACATCCCGCAACTCTTTACAGAAATTAGGGAACTGACCATAGTCATAAATAGCCTGAAACTCTGGCAACGAAACTCTATTGAATAAAACCTCAATAGCGTCGACAACTTCACATATTGTCTGATACCGTTTAGTACAAAACTCTACCGAGTCTGATTCTAAGTCAGACAGGTCTGCAAATTCAATCTTATCAACAACATCACTGGATTCGTCTTCCTCTGTTTTACAGCAAACCTTATTGAAGAGTTTCCGAAATGGATTTACAGTAGGGACGCCGTTGTATTTGTTGCTGTTTCTAAGGATTTCGTTCATCTTATCCAAGACCACGGGTAGAGTCTCGGCAGTTACTAAATTCCTTGGAATTGAAACGTCTATCCTATCCCACATTTTCAAGCCTTTTCTTTGTAATGTTGAACATCAAAGCGTACCCAGCTAAATCTACCATCGTATCTTCAAGCGCTTCGTCAAACTCCGGTTTCTTCCCACTAGTACTTTGTGTTTCTGCGAGTTCTTTAATCCTATTTATCTTGTCAGACATCCTGACAAGAATGCTTTGCAAAGGCGTTAGAGACGGAACAAGGACAGGTTTCTTAGCTAGGCTAGCGCCATAATCTTGATTCTTTGCAAGTAGTAGTTTCTTTAAAGTATCACACGATTCGATAATGTCTCGTTCCATCTCTTGCGCCAATCTCATTCAATTTCCTCTACAATAATATCTGGAACGTCGCAACCAATAGAAGCCTGAACAGTCTGTTCAAGCTCGCTAACTCGGTCAATCAAAAGCGACGTGCGCATAGTATTCGTGCAAGAGGAGACCAAAACGGAGAAGAGGCAGAGAATAGCGACAATAAGATTTATCGCTTCCAATCCTCTCTTAACTACATTGCTCATTTCTTCGCTACCTTTTCATCTTTATTTTCTACAACAGTCTCTTCGCTAGTTGGTTCTGTGAAATACCACTTGAAGAACTGGTTGGTATAGTACGCGATAACATATCCGATAATATTAAGAACGATAAACAAGACCGAGACGACAAACAAGACAAACCACTTGACGGAATCAAACCACTTCCAAAACCGCTTTTTCTGCGTATCGATAATGGACTTTGCTTTTTCATCAGCTTTCTTTTCCGCCTTCTGAATTGCCTTGTCAAATTCCTGGGTGATTGTCCCTCGCAATCCTTGTATTAGTCTACCACCTAATTTATTTTCGTCAATACCAGGATTTTCAGAATCTGGATTCTCTCTCGGACGCGGCAATAACGGTCGATTCTCTTTCGGAGCTTCCGGTTCTTTTTCTTCCGGTTCCTGTCTTCGACGATTGCCCCTATCAAGCCACCTTTGTTCAGAATCTTCAAAAATAGTCCCTGTCATCTGGATATTCGGTAATCCCTGGATGACAGGCTTCCTGTACCGAAAATCCTCTTCCGCAACAGTATTTTCTATTTCGTTGTCTTCGGCAGGAAAGCACAGCCAGTTATCGGTAATCTCGTCCTGGATATTATCTTCCAAAGGCGGGAACGGAACCGGTTTCGGTGGTTCAGATTCTTTCTTCTTATTCAGTTCCAGAACGTCTTCGGCAATTCTTCTTGCCTTCCCAGTTCCGATATATCGCGAATGTTCCTTGTCGTTCTTATCAAAGACAATGAATGTAGGAGTCCCCACAACACCATATTCTTTTGCCTTTTCCTTAGCTTCGACAGATTTCCCAATATCCTGAGTAATTACAGTGTATCCGGACTCTACAAGCTTCTCCGCTTCTTTCTTAGCGTATACGCAAGGTTTGCACCCATCTTGTGTGAAGAACATAATATACGGAACAGGAGCCGCTACTTCATCAGAGCACTCGGTAGCGCCAGGCGGAATCGGGAACCAGTGTTCGTTATCCTCTTCGCGTTCGAAGTTACTAGTACGAGTCGCAAGCGCTTCCCAAACCAAGTCAACCGGAATAGCGCCGCCCTTAGAACTATCTTGTCCCTTTTCACCAATGAGCCAGGTAAGAATACCGGTTACAAACAACTCCCCGTCATAATCCGAAACAATCGCGGAACCAGATTGTCCAGGAACCGGAGGCGGTTGGAAAAGAATAGTACCGTAATTATAGTCTCCTACAACCTTTCCTTTCCACGCTTGCGGAAAGCGCCCGTCAGGACATCCAGACGAAACAATATAGCTGTTGTTACTAGGAGTAGCGCCCTTCCCCCCAAAAGAGACGTAAGGCGGGTTGATTTTGTCTAGTTCACTAGGTGAAACTTCAATAAAAGCAAAGTCCCAAGGTTTCTTTGCGTTATAATAACGTAATATAACCTTGCCATTGACCGATTGCTGGTACCCATTGGTCCAGAAGTCAAGTTTAACGTTCGTATTGTTCATTACAACGTGATAGTTAGTGAACACAATGCACTTATCACGCTCGGAATCATACCCAATAAACGTTCCGGTTCCTCTTGCGTTATTTGTAGAAACACGACAAGACGCCTGCCAAACTTCAAAAAACGTCTCTGCTCTATCGTAGTCTCTTGCGAGAACAACAGACGCGGACGTCAAAAACAACGCAAGACCAAGATAAAGGAACGACGCAAATTTTCTTTTCATAATTTCCTCGGCGTTACTCATTTAAATCTAGCAACACACCAATTGTACCCATTTTTATCTTTTGTAACAGCAATTCCACATTTAGTAAAATTACCGCTTGTTAACATTTCATAATGACCAGGGCTGTTCCGCCACTGGTTTTCAATAGCATAGACAAGACCAGCGTAAGGGTTGACGGCAATAACTTCATTATACCCAGACGCGTGTTCTAAGCGCTGGTTTTGCGCCATCCATCGACTATGCTTCTTACACCCTTCCGACAAACCTTCGTCAAGACTGAGTCTTCCTTCGGCTTTAATTGCCCTCATCAAGTTGATTCTTTCAACAGCTAATCTCTCAACACTTTTCTCTATCAGAGGAAATTCCATTGTTCTGGGTGTGAAACGGGGATGTGGCAGTCTATCAATTACCACAATCTGCTGTCTAGAATTTGAATAAGCTTCCACTTCCCCATTTTGTTTCGCATTTGACGCTGTATATCTATGAAGAATCATTATCTGTTGTCTATACTCTCGGCTTTCTTGACGACGCATACGACAACAGTCTTTTGCAAGGATTATATTGCTAGGAATCAAAACTACCCCAAGCAACCCTAAAACTAAAAATCTCTTGAACATTTTTGCACCATGTTGAATATATTTCTGTGTCATAATTAAGTCGCCAATTCAACGGGGATTTGTTAGTGGAAATTCTTAGATTCCAAAAGTGCTTCAAAATGATACACTTTTCACTAAATTCATCATTTTCATCACAACTCATTGAAACTTGACCAAAATCAGGCTGAAAAAAGGTCGATTTTGGGTCAAAAATGGCATTTTTCAGAGTGAAATGCTGAATTTAGTGAATTTAAGACCTTAAATTCAGCGCCCTGAAATTGCGTTTCACTCGGGGATTTACGAGGTCAAACGCTTAAATTCACTAAATTCACTAAATTCACGCTATATAAAATTATACACTCTCTCTAGAGAAAAAAGAGATACCCCCCCCCGCTGAATTTAGTGAATTTAGTGAATTTAAGAAATGAAGCCAAAAATTACAAATTTTTAGAATTTGAAGAGGAGAGAAATTTACGTCCACTCTAATAAAGCTATAAACTCTTGTATATATAGTATTTACTATATATATTATATATTATTATATATATATATTATATATTATATATATATATATTCTCTAATTTTTTAGACGTTATAATCGTTATAATCGTTACAACCGGAACTCCTTAAATTCACATTTGGGCGCTGAATTTTGGTGAATTTAGTGAATTTAAGGTGAATTTAGTGTGAAACTAGCCCTTATTGATACAGTGTACTAATTAGAACTTGTCTCTATTAGTACAAAATACTGTTACGATAATTAATATCTGTTACGATAATTAATTTCTGTTACAATAATTATTCTTGTATAAAATTCCACAGTTCTGTTAAAAGTTAGAGAACTGTAG